TTTTGACCATCACTTAAACTACTGTCTACGTTGTTTAATCTAATTATTGGATTTAACCCTGAATTTTCATTACTAACTTCAAGTAATGTTTGAGGGTCATTTGTTCCAATACCAACTTTATGGGTAGCAGTTACCTTAAAATCAGAATTATTTACTTCAAATTGCTTTGCATTACTATAATAACCTATTCTAAATATATTATTATCAGCATATAAATAATCAGGGTCATCATTTACTCCATAATCACCAACAAATAAAGAACCAAGAATGGTTAAGTCACCAGTAGCATTGGTATTCCCAATAAGATTAGCTCCAAGACTAACGTCTCCAGAAAAAAGCGCTCTATTTGAACTGTCTATTGTTAATACTGTAGAGGTAGAGTTATCATCAATACCTGTAGATGTAAAATTAGTTATCTTGTCTCCTGCTGTTATAGCTATGTCTGTTCCTCCTGTAGTATTACCTATTGCAAGTATTTCAGCTAAGGTGTCTTGTCCTTCTACTGCTGCATCTACATATCCTTTAGAAGCTGCGTGAGTATCTGCTGTTGGTGTTTCTGGTATTGTTACTTGACCACTGAAAGTTCCTGTTGTAGCACTTATACCTCCTGAAAAAGTTGCATTATTTGAACTATCAATTCGTAATACTACATTACTAGCAGTAACTAAATCTATAGTATCATTTGCAGAAAATCCAATATAAGTATTTGTGTCGCCAGTATGTCTTATATATGAAGGTATTTGAAGTTCACCTTCAAAATTAGCATTTTGTGAAGTGTCTATCGTTAATGCTAATGTTTCTGCTGTATTAAATATTAAGTCACCTGTAGCTGTAGTTATTTCATTGCCACCAGAACTTGTAATAATTCTAAAATCATAATCATCAGAGTTAGGTGCTTTTAAATCTATATAACCACCTGAAGCTCCACCTATTTCTATTCTACCAAAAGCAGAACCTTCAACGTTTATTACATCATCAACATCTAACGTTCCATCAATATCTACATTGCCACTAAATGTTCCTGTAGTACCTGATATTGTTCCTCCTGTAACATTACCCGTCAGATTACCTGTAACATTGCCTGTTACGTTTCCTTCTAAAGCAGCAATTAAAGTAGCTTGAGTATATCCTGTTCCACTTGTATTTACTGTTGTAGTAGGTTCAACCTGTAAATCCTTAAATAATCTGTATTTACCTGTTAGAGCTTCTCTAAACAGTCCTGAGTATAGTGTAGTACCTGAAGGAGTATATTTGCCATAAAACCCTATATCAACTGCATCTGTAGAAGTATTATTATTTGCCAATACAATTAAAGGGTCTTTTACTGTTAATGTATCTGTTCCTACTGTTGTAGTGCTTCCTTCAACTACTAAGTTTCCAATTACTGTTAGATTGCTACCTATTTTAGCATCTCCATAAACGTGAAGGTTTAATCCTGATTCAGGTGTTACTCCTATTCCTACTTGTGTAGTAGAAACAAATATAGGTGAATTATTACCAAAACCATCAGTTAATTGTTTAGCACCAACTGTTATATTTCCGTTATCAGAGAACTTTACAAGCGACTGATAAGTGTCTTTTATTTTATTTCCTGAAAGTGTAGCCATTATTCAAAACAAGTTGGTTGTGAATCAATATGTAAAGTGTTCTCGTTTGCAGTATCACCCCACTCGGTGCTACAGTATATCTCTGCCCAATTTATTGTGTTTGCCATTATCTTTCTTTTTTAAATAAGTTAATAATTTTTTTACGTTAACCTCTTTAGGTTTGTAGTTCTTTTTTATAATACCCATCCGTGAAATCCTGTATCTTTATCTGGGTAAATATCTTGATTAGAATTACTATAATACTCATCAAATTTAGATGGTGCATTATAAGTCATGTAATCTATAAATCTTTGAGCATAATACTCAGCAAAATCTCTCTCCTTTTGAATTAAGAAATCTACCTCTTCTTTATTTGCTATCTGACTGTTTTCAGCATTGTGTTTATATACTCCACCATTTGATATAGAGTATGCTGCAAATGGCAAGTATTCTACCATAGCAAAGTGTATAAGCATTGGTTGTATATAGTCATTAACTAAATCCAAGTAATCTCCACTTAAACTTCCTGCTATTATATCAGAACTTATTTTATCGTATAAATCTGTGCCTAAATAATTTTGTACATGAATTTCTTGTGCCAAACTAATAAACTGTATAAATTTATCTGTATCTACATTTGAATTTAATGCAGTATTTTTAACTAAATCTGACCTTTTTATAAATAGTGCTGTTGCCATTATTCTTCTATATTTATTTGTTCTTCTATTTCTTCACTATCTTCCTTTTTTATTCCTGTTTCTTTTTCTATCTCTGCATCTGTAATAGCATTTGTTAAATCAGTAAATTCTAAAGGTTGTAATGTTTTAAAGTATATATCTAATTCAATTCCATTGTACATCAATACTTTTTCTAGTTCATCTAGTATGGTAACTTGCATTGGTCTAATAACCGTATTATCCATAAGTAAAGATGCTGTTTGTAATTCTTCAGCATTATTACCTAAACCAGTATTGTCTTTTATACCTACAAGCATAGGCGATACAATTCTGTGTGATACCATTACCTTTCTCATAGATTCATCGCTAAGAAACTTATATTGTTCATGTGCATCACTTAGTATAACTGGCTCAATACTTGCAGACAGTTCTTTGCTATCATTAAATGCCAATATAAATCTACCAGCATTAGAAGACCCACTAAACTTTTCTTGTATGTTTTGCTCAATCAAACTTCTCTGTTCTTCTGTAGGCACACCATTATTAAAGTTTATAAGCATACTTGGTGCAAGACCATTCTGTATATTATTTATATGATAGTTCGCTATCTCTTCTTCTAATTCGGCATACTGTAAACCTCCTTGATAATCTACTGGTGAATAATAATAAAATCCAGCTCTATAAGGTTTAATATATAGTATTTCTAATCCTGACTTGCTGGTTCCAAATGCAGGTATTCTTTTAGGCTGTGTTTTAAAAGTAACGTCTGACCAATCTTTAGCATAGTAATAACCTTGTATTTCACCCTTGTTATTTGCCTTCTCTGCCCTTAACGTCTCTACAGGTATATGTTCTACTTGTACAATCTTTTTTCTGTCCTTAGAATAGATTATTTGAATTGCAGCCTGACCCATCATTTTGTAATCGTAGCATACTTTTTTCATACAAGATTTAGTAAAGAGCTCTTTCATTTCTATATAGTCAGCTTCTTTTTCTTTACTGTCAACTGCATCAATTCCTTTTCCATATATCATTTCAGCAATACCATTAATAGCAGCATTATTCGTAGGACTGCCATTATATCTGTCTATTAAATAGCTAAAATAATTATTATCATCTCCATACTCTACCCAATCTCTATTATATTGCTCTTTGATTTCAGGTCGTGTATAAGACGACATATTAACTATATGTATCTTTCCTTTTTCTACTTTTGGCAACGGTTTACTATTGTATCTTTTTTTTGCCATTTTATTTACTTTTCTCATATTATTACAAAATCGTTATCGTATGTGTTTTCTGTAGTGTATTCTCCAGAGTGTACATCAAAGGTATTAAAATTAGTTTGGTCTGTGCAAAAAATAGAGCCTCTATATATAATTACAGCACCATTTTTAATTGCAAATGAATAAAATCTACCTTCTACTAATGAAAAACTACCTGTAACAGTCATATACCCATTTGAATTAGTTACAGAAACACTAACAGTACTTGTAGTTCTTTTAGATTTATCAGTTAGTTCAAACGTAACTGAGCTTTGTGCACTTCTAGGAATTACCTTAAAACTCTGAGCACCTGTTGATGTTGTTAATACTACCATATTATAAGTAACAAATAATTGCTAATTTGTTTTCATAAAAAAAGGGATACCGAAGCATCCCTTAATTTAACCCAATTAAATTTAGTTATTATGAATTAGTACCTACTGTTACTGTAACAGTTGCACTAGACATTCCAGCGTATGGGTCAGCAGATGTAGGCGATGCTACAAAGTTAGCTGGTTTTACTTCCATAGCAGATAAACTAAGTGTATAACCACTTAAATCTCCCATAGCAGCACCAGTAACTATAGTTCCTCCTGATACATCAGCTCCATGCTGTAATCCCATTAGAAATACATTACCATTGTAATCTTCAACAGCAACATGAGGTCTTCCGTAAGCTAACAATTTTAATTCTTTATTGTCTTCTTTAGAAAGCTTATGTAGTGTTAGATTCAATGTTTGTTCAAAGAATGTAGTTCCGTTTTCTCTTGATGATGTAATGTTTTGTTCAAAAGATGAGTTTCCTTTTACTTCGTATTTGAAGGCAGTGAAAGTTCCAGATAAATCTGTAATTTCATCGTCAGTTTCTGTAACCGTACCTAAATCTCCAAAATCAGTAAAATAAACAGCTCTTATGCCACCAACAACATCTTTACAAGGTTCTTTTCTACCTAATGATAAATCGCAAGCCATAGTTTATTATTTTTTATAAAAAAGGGTAAGTAGGCATTTACCCACCTACCCTAATTTTTGGTTAATTTAATTTATTAAGAATATAGTACAATGTCAGACCCTATTCCATACTGAACACCAGCAGTAAATCTCATAACAACTCTTACGTTTTGAGAACCATCTAGGTCAGCCATATCGATTAACTTAACTTCGTTGTGGTCAGATAAAAGACCTGTTCCGAAGAATAAGTTAGATTTTTGAGCAGCAACAGCTCTGTTGTCAGCAAGTCCGTTAGCAACAAATAATTTTACACCATCAAAAGATAATGCTCCATTTTGCCACCACATAGTACCTTGATTAGACACACCATTTGCTCCAATGCTAGATACGTTTTCAGTACCAGCAGCATTTTCTAAGATTCCAAATCCTCCCAAAGCTCTTACATAAGCTCTAGCAATGTTTTGAGATACATAGATGTATAAATCTTCTTTTCCGTATAGTGAAGAAGGAATAGCATCAACAATAGCTCCTAGTTGAGCAATAACATTTGAAGATGTTACAGTTGCAGCAGCAACGTCAATAACGTCACCATCAGCAGCTAATAAAGTTGTAAATCCATCGAATTCACCAGCGTTTCCGTTAACACCTTTCCAAATGTTGTTTTCTGTTTTTTCAGCAACTAATCCAGAAACGTGACCAATTAAGTAGTCAGAGAATTTTGGAGGTAGGTTGTCAAAAGCAGAGTATCCCATTTGTACAGCTTCCCAGTCACTTCTAAAGTCTTTCTTACAAAGCTCTAGGTTTACTTGGAACTCTTCTGGTTGAAGGATTCTTTCAGTTAATGTAATAGTTGCAGTATCAGTGAAATCACAAGTTGCGTCTTTGATTACGTTAGCATCAGTAGCAATTTTCTTGATTACTTCTTTGAACTTTACATTTGGTTTGATTTCAATACCACCTCTATCAAGTGTAACACCTGATAATAAAGCAGCAGAAATGTACTTGCCTGCAAATTCGCCAGCATAAGTACTTGTAATTGATGTAGTAGTAGCCATTTTTTAATTAATTTTAGTTTTTAGTTTATTTTAAATTAGCAATTCTGTTCATTACTCTATCTCTAGTGTTCATAACTCTGTTTTGACCAAAAGACTTAAAGTTTTGTTTTACTTCCCCTTCAGGGTTGTGTGATATTGGTTCTGAAGCTGGTTCAGCAGATAACTTTTCTATTTCTTTTTCCATAGATAGTTTTTCCTCACTGTAACCTAATTTCATTTCCTCAATCATTTTCTTTAGTTCAGAGATTTTAGAATCAAATTCGTCTCTTCCAACGTATTTCATTTCATCCATCTCAATTTCTTCAGAGGCTTCCTCTATTACAGGAACTTCCTCTTGTAACTCTTCAGAAACAACTTCTTCAGAAGACAACTCCTCTTTTACTTCTTCTTCTTGACAAGCAAGCTCAGTAAGTTCTTGAGATAGTTTTTCTTCTTCTTTAACTTCTTCCGAAAGATTTACTTCTTGATTCACCTCAACTTCTTTTACTTCATCCTTTTTAACTAATGATAGTTTTTCCATGATGTCGTTCAAAATTGATGTAGCTTTAGTGTTTTCCATAAATTTCGATTTATAAATTAATTTATCTTACTTAATTAACTGTATATAAAAACCTTGTTAGATTTTTATGCTTTTTTCTGTATTATAAACCATTCAACACCGTCTGACCATACCTGTATGCCTTCAAACTCTTTATTGATTACATAAGCGTCTGTAGAGCCATCTAATGTTTGTGAGTTTATTGGCGTTAATTCTACTCTTGTTGCATTAGCAAATCCTCCATTAGAAATAAATCTCATTAATCTATTAGTATTATCAGAAGCAGAAGGTAAATTTAACGTCATTGTTCCGTTAGCTCCACTCCAAGATAATCTTATAAGCATGGCATCAGAATAAGTAGAATCTGATAAATTTACTGTATCTCCACTAGATACTGTTAAACTAGTAGGAATTAAGTAGTTTTCAATTTGACTTATTGTAGCTTTTTTTGTTGAACCACTCTGTACTACAGCTATTAAATCAGTTTCCTGTATTGATGATATTGAATCTAATTGTGATATTTTTTTTGACATTATTTATAATTTTATATTGTTACCGTTTTCTTGTAGTATGTTTGCTCCTGATTCTAACAATAAAACACCTACACCTGATATTCTTCCTACACCTTGACTTCTTAAAGTGCCATCACAACACTTTCTTGAGTATGTGCCATCTTTACACATACAACCTCTTCTACTGCCACTTGGAACAGCGTTTCCTAATGTTTCGTTGGTTTTACTCATTTCTTACTGCTTTTAGGATGTTTAGTTGGTAATAAATCATAATCAGTAGTGTATTTAGCATTTTCTGGTCTTCCGTTTCTTACTAAATACATAAAGGCATTTACTCTAGCGTGTGCCCACTGTGAAGGTGATTTAACATTTGGTGAATGACTTGTGTTGTATGCTCCAAGTCCTCTTTGAAATACTGAAGCTAGCATACCAACAGTTATGCCATAACCTAATTTTTCTTTATACCTTTCATTAAAATCATCTGCTTTTTTCTTCAAGGAAGCTCTATCTTTTTCTGATACCTTAGCACCTCTTTTCCCAGAAGCATCTCCTTTTGCAGTTCCTTTTCCTTTAGGATTAGGATTAGGTGTATCAGATTTAGGTGCTTTAGGACTTTTTCTTATTGCTCCATCTTCTCCTACTTCTGCTAGTTTGTGTTGTTCACAAGGCATATACCAAGTTTTACCTTCAAGCTCGTGTTCGTGTATTCCTTTACAATCTAAATCTTTTGCCATTTCTTCAGCCTTTTCTTTACTTGAATAAGCTAATCTATCATTTATAATTGCATGGTCTTTATCTACAACCATAGATGCCATTTTTAATTCACCAAGCTCTCTTAGCTTGCCTCTTGACCAGTTTAGACCTGCTTTACCACCCCATAACAAATAAGATATAGTTCCACAAGCTTTACTGTCTCCAGCATCATAGTACGTTTCTGCTCTTGATAAATAAGAATACATTCTCTTAATTGTTGACACACTCAATTTCTCACCTCTTGATAACTGCTGAGCTCTTATTTTTCCTACGCTTGTGGCACATTTATTATTTACTTTTTTGTTTAGTTCAATACCTCTTTTAGCATTATTTCTAACACCACTTCCGTAATCACCATAAGTTTTTAACTCATACTTGTTGTCTAGTATTGAATTGGCAATCTCCAATAGTATTTCTCTTGCCTCTTCTTCTTCATTAACTTCTTGTATTTTACTCATAGCAATTTTATCTGTAAAATAACCTTCTATAGAGAATCCCTTTACTAAACCTGTTTTAACGTAGTTATCCCAAACCTCATCGTTGTTTACTTTCATAGATACCATCCAAGTACCTACAGGTAAATCCATATCATACTTTCTTGATTTATCGTGTACATCGTCTTCTATAATCCATGATTCAACTACAGATAACCCATATAATTCAGCTTGGTGCTCTAATGTAGATTTGTTTTGATTGCCTCTCATTAAGAATAGTTCAGATGCTTTTCTAACAGTATCTTCACTAAAGAATATATAATACTCGTCTTCTCCGTTACGTCTATAAATATTCTTGTTAGGAACTAAAGCTGCACCCATTAATATTTTCTTTTCTTTATCTACTTCAGCTAATTTTATTTCGTGCTGTTTAGATAATGCAATAAAGTTTTCTTCTATTGCTGGTTCATCTACAATAGAGATTGCTTCTATTCCAGATAATTCTTGTTCTTCGTCTATAATTAATTCTACTATTTTCATATTGAATTTATTTTAATAATTAACCTATTGATGCTGTAGTTGTAATATTTCTTTCCAATTCTTGAGCTGATGATATTTCTTTACTGACAACAAATGCTTTTAATGGTTGTCCTGTTACACCTGCTAATGTGGTTGCTAGTTGACTTACTCCTCCAGCACCGACTACATTAAAGTCAGGAGCTTGCACCTCTGCTGGCTCTTCGCCACCTTGAGCTCCACCACCTAAAGATGCCCCTAAAGATGATTTGCTTTTAATTGCATTTATACCTCCTGCTGCTGCTGCAACTATACCAGCAATATTTATACCTGCATTAATGTTATTTTTAAGTACTCTTCTTTTTGCTTGTATTTCTGCTCCAATAAAACCTAGAGCACTTTTCATTTTTCCTACTGCACTAATTACTGTATTAGTCTCTCTTGTCTTTATTATTACTTTTGATATGGCTTCTGCTTTTTCTGTAATAATCGCTGCTATTTTAAAACCATCGTCTAAGCTTCCTAATGCTTTTAATCCTTTACTAATAGAACTTACAGCATCAGCATAATTTTTTTTTATTGCTATTCTAGCTTTAGCTTCCGTCTCTTCATATCTTGTAATGTCTTCTATTCTTTTTTTATATTTTTCGCCAAATTCTGCAAGACTTGCGTCTCTTTGTTCTAAGCCCGCTTCTAAAGCTTCACCAGCCATTATTTGTCTAAATCTTTCTAAATACTCTTCGTTTTGCTCAACTCCTTGTGTAAGTATTTCTTGTGTTGACACTACTGTTCTTTCTGTAACTTCAGTAGCAATATCTGTAAACTTTAACAATTCGTCTATGTTCTTTTGTATTGCTTTTCTTTCTTTATCATTTTTTTCTACTAAATTAGCTACATCTGCATTATAAGATTCTTTTTTTCTTTTAACCACTTCCTCAATAGCCCCTATCTGACCTTTTAATACCGCTCTTTCTATTTTAGCGTCTTTAAATAATTTTCCTTGTTTTTCTTTAGCGTTAAACTCATCTATTTTTAATTGTTTGTTTTTTATTTCTTCTTCTTTTTTTTCTATTTCGCTTAATAAATTTCTTTTGTCTATTTCTTCATCAATAGATAATTGAATTAACTTTCCCGATTCTTCTTCTATTTTAGCCTGTGCCGCTCTTGACATAGCAAGTTTTTTTATTTCTTCTCTTTGTGCTTTATTTATGTCAGTGGCAGCTTTTGTTTTATTTTTTACATCTTCTATAGTTAAACCTGCTTTTTCTAGTTTTTCAATATATTCTGGAAATTCTTCATTTAACGCATAAATTGCATCTAGTTGTTCTTGTTCACCTTTTGTAGCATCTTGCAGCGTTCTTATATATAATTCAAACTTTCCAGTTGTTTCTCCAAGATGAGAGCTAACATCTTCAAAAGTTTCGGCTAATAAAGTTGACCTTCCTATAAGTTCATTAAAGAATTTAACAATCTTGGGGCCAAATGAAATTAAAAGCTGAATACCTATTAATAATCCACCAGTACCCCACAAAGAACCAATTAATTGTTTAAACGAAGCTACAACTCCATCATTAGTTTTTATAAAAGAACCAAATAAACTTACTATTTGACCTAGGTTATTTGCCATAGCAGTGAAGCCATAAGAAGCATCTGAAGCTAAACGACCAGTTTCTAAAAGTATTGCATTATTTAATCCAGATTGAGCTCTTGCATTACCAGTTGCGTCTGCTACATCTACTTGAGATAAAGCTTGTTGTTTAAGAGAATCAGTATATAACTTATTTGATATTATGTTTTTTTGTTGAGCAATGTATTGTTTTTCTTGTTCAGCAGTCATTTTTTTAAACTCACCAGTAGTTTTCCCTAAAGAACTGCCCAGTTTTTTGTTCGATACACTTGCTTTATCGTCAAGTATTACTTGAATAAGTATTTTTTTACTTGCCATATCTTAATCTTTTAAGTTGTTCTTTCATTTGTTTAAAGTCTTTAACCCCTAAATATTTTCCTTTTGCAATTTCTATATTTTCACCAGCTCCATACCAATCAGAAGCATTTAATAAATCGAGTATGTCTTTTATCATAGTTATAATTTGTTTAATAATTCTAATTGACTTATTTCAGTTTTAAAGTTTGTGCTTATAGAATTAATCGTAAATGTTCTATCTTGTATCACAAGCTCATCATTTAATCTATAATTAACTAATATATCTGTTGGCAAGTATCCTTTTAACTTATATATTCTTTTCTTTTCTTCAAAGATTCCGTTAATATAATTAGCGTAAAACTTTTTAAACAAAGAGTTAGTGCCTCCATCATAATTAGTTAAATTCCATTCATCTATTTCATCATCAAAATTAATTGTAAAAGAAGCCGCAGTTGACGTTGTTCCGTCTTCATTGGTATTAGAAGGTCTATAGTATTGTGTTATTTCTACAGGAGTGCCATCTGAAATCCATTTTATTCCTGTTCCAGAAGATAATCCAGATTCTTGTATAGCATAAAACACTAAAGGTTTCGTTAGTACTGGAGAATAATTACCAGTATTTGGGGTTACGTCTGTTTTAGATTCAAAGTCACCGTCTGCTGAATATCCACATAATATATCTGTTATGTAGGGTGAAGGAGATGTGATTGCTGAATAAGGACTTGTTCCTGTTTGATTAGTGTCGATTATTCTTTCAAACTTCATATGCTCAAAAGGTACTTTAACTTCGTATTTAGTTCCTCTATCAACAAATGTAGGTCTTACTTCTTCGTTGCCAAATATCTCATTAAATTGCTCTTGATGATTAATAGATAATAAAGTAGAGGGTTTTTCATACTCAAAATTAATTTGATTAAATTCAAAAGCTCTGTCTATAGTTAATTCTTTTGTATCTATATGTTTTGTTATATCATAACTACCTTCAGACGGATTGTTTGCTGCATCTAAATAAAAGTTATCTAAAGTATCTACATATATTTTACCAAAGTCTGTATCAGCAACATCATCAATATAATATGCTGTTAAATTAAACATCTTAAATAATCCTGTAAGAAAATCAATAGTTTTTATTTTAGGCACATTGTCTGTTATTATAATCTCACTTGTTGTAGATATACTTGCTCCAGTTCCTCCTATATTAAATACAGCAGTATTTGTACCTGTAGGAGTTTGTGTTATAGGGTCAAGTATATATTCTGTCATATCTAATGTAGGAGTAAACGACAAAGTTTCGTTAGATTCAACAATCCATTTAATTTGATAATTGACTAATTCAAATGTTGATATTAATTGAACAGTAAAATCTCTTGAAGCTCCTGCACCCAAAGCTAATTGTCCTAGCGTATTTCCAGTAACGTAATCAATAGCTTTTACGCTATAAGGTTTGGTTTGGTCTGCACCTGTTGTCGTTATTGTTAATTCAGCATCATAACGTCTTGTATGTCCTGAAGTTGATACAGTCCAAGTATCTCCAGTTATATTAAAACCTAAGTCACCAGAAGAATATCCCCATGAGCCACATATACGACTTAATGTTTCTTCTTGGTTTTCGTCCCCTCCTATTGCTCCTTTATTTCTGCTTAACCAAAGAAATAGATTACTAAATTCAGTTGAGTTAAAGAAATCTCTAGTAAACACAACATTAGAAGAATATCCGTTAGCCGTAGTATATTTGTCTTCTATAGCTTCTATTATAGTTAAGCATTTAACAGCAGGCTTTAAATCATCAAACTCTAAACCAATACCGTTTTGTGATGTGTTGTAATATAAATTACCACTATAATTAGGGCTAGATTGAGCCGAATCATAATAAAATCTTTTTGTGTGTGATATTAAAGGATATATTATTTTACCAGAAGATAATCCTGTTTGTAATCCATTCTTAACATTAGAACTTGTATAATCATGTGTATAATCATCTAGTTGACCAAGAGTACTTAATTCATCATCTCCAAGCAAATCTTTTAAGTTTATAGTATTGCCATAAAAAACAACCTCATAAGAAAAAGGTTTATTATCTTTCATCTTAACATTATTAAGAGAAATCTTGCCTCTTCTAAATGGAGAAAAGTCTAATTCCATTATAGCATCTTTTCTGCTTCTTGCATCAAAACCATTATCAATGTTATAGTTATACCAGTGTTGAAACAACTTGTTATTTGTTTTAGAGGCAGGTAATGTAAATGTTTGACTAAAGTCAGTAAATACTTTTTGTATATCTCTTACATCTTGTATTTTAGATGTTAACGAAATAGTTTCATCATTAAACATATCTACTCTCTTATAGACATCATCATTATTTTTTATATATAATACTATTTTTTGCATTATAGAATATTATTTATTTTGTCGTAAGCGTAATCAAAAGACAAGGTGTAACTTATAAGCTTATCATTAACTGACTTTTTGAATTGAAGTGTATTAGATTTAAGGTTAATTGGCAAGGTATTTGTTCCGTCATAAATCCAAACTTGTTCTGCGAGTAACATTTCTCTTACTACTTCGTTATGGTCTTCAGTGTAGAATCCTGAATTAACAGTTATTGATTCTTTACCATTTGCCATAAACTTCTTTTCCTGATGTTTGCTTAAAGCATAAGAAGGTGTACTGCCAGAGTTTTCTATATCTAAAATATTATTTTTAAACTGTTGTGAAGTAATATTTATGTTAGTCATAGATTTCTTGAAGAACCATAAGTTTTGTAGTGCTCCAAATTTATTATAGAATATTATATTTAGTGGCGTGTATTTAGGCTCACATACTTTTCTAAGTGTTATAACAACGTCATCAGGATAATTTGCACTATCGCTTGATATGGTTACAGTATCTCCGTCTGATAAATATTCTGTGTCTGTCAGTATAAGATATTGTATTTTTTGGTTAGTATTTCCATTATCTGTAATCTCTTGGTCTTCGTCTCCATCACCCCAAGTTACATCATAAGTTTCCCAAAACACATTTGCCTCATTCCAATTTACATTAGCACCAGCATCTGTGTCTAACACAGCAGTTACCGTTGCAGCCTCTGCATATATAGGAATCTTTATGTCAGCACCATCATTATAATAAACTGTAGTATTATGTTGAAGCACCATAGGTGTTGTATATTGAACACTTCTAGGGTTAGTGCCATTTTCAAAGTAACCATAACCATCTATGCCTAAGAAACTAGATGTGTTTGTGTCTTGAGAGTTTACTTGAACAATAGTTCCTGTTGAATCTTTGATAGTAACATCTGCATCTATCCATAAAGTGTCAGTTGCATAGTTGTTATATTCTGTTTCCATAAAATCTCTAGCAAGTTCACTTAATTCAAATACAACGTAAGGTTTAGCAAACAATATATAATTTTCACCTGAAGCCATAATGTTGGAGCTTATAGATAAAGTTGTGTCGCTATCAATAGCAGTAACACTTGTTGTTGTTGAATCTGTTGTATTCTTTATAAAACTACCTACTTGAGCTGTAGTGTTAAAGTTTTGTGTACTATCAACCAATTTATTAGCAGTAGTAGAAGTAGCTGTTCCTCTGTCTAGTTCATCTAATAATTGTTCCTTAGTTAAAGTATATCTTTTGTAAGATGCGTTTCTTTGCGCATACGTTCCAGTCCATATGTATAATTCTAATTTAACAGAGCTCAAATCTGCATTAGATACTTTGAAGTAAAATGGACTTCTTGTGTTAATTATTGTTGACATTACTTATTCTTTTTGTTACTATTGAAAATGTATTATTTGTTTTTTTATAGCCTAGTTTCTTTAAAACATTGTCTATGTCTTGTTCTATGTCTAATACTATAGGTTGGTCAATATTATTTAGCTCTTTAAATTTTAATTCTACCAAATCACTAAGAAATCTAGTTGGATATATTCCTTTTAATTTTAATGATTTGCTTATAATTTTAGCAATAGCTGATATTTTACTTATATTGTTAAGATTTATGATGTTTCCTTTTAAATCTTTAAATCCTCTTTTATTTTTTATCCATTGAATTAATTTATCTTTTGATACATCTGTGCTGTTAGTCCCTTCATCTATTTGTTCCGCATAAGAATTTCCTTCAATATTTAATTCTAATACTGAATTACCTTGTTTTTCTACTATTTTTAAGCTTTCTTGTAAGCTACCACTAGCTGTAATATTTGTTGTTACGGGTCTTGAGGGATAATTTCTTGTTCTGTCTTTTCTTGCTATTTCAACAATAGCATTTTCAAGCAAAGACTTTGTGTATTCTCTTAAATATTTCTCGGTATTTTCTAATTTAAAACTCATTAGCAAGGAGATTGACCGTTAGAATTAATATCTGATATTTGATTGTTTGCCACTGTGATTGATATATCTAAACTCCAACCAGCAAGTAAATTCTCAAACCTGTCTTCAAACATATTGGCAGTATAATCTGTATCTATTTGATATAAGTCAGAAAACAATTCCCCTCTTCTAAGTGCCGATTGTAAACCATTAACTACAGCAAACTGTGTGTTTAACACATCTTGTTTATTATTAATATCGTGAAAGTAGTTGTTCAAGTCTTTTTTGTCTTCTTTAGTTTCGTTTACAATGTCCATACAAATAACCTGTAGATTGAATTGAACTACATGGTCTTGAAATGTACATCCATTTACAATAATGTGTGATAATGGAAATATAGTTTGTTTAGCTAGGTCAACCTCAAATATATCTCCAAATGTAACTGAATTAACATTGGTGTTTCCTTGAAGGTAGGTTTTAAGTTTGTCTAATATGTCGTAAAAACTTGTCATTGTCTATATGCTTTTTTTAATTCTTGTTGTTCTATCTCTATTTTTTCTTTTTCAAATGCTAAATAATTTAAACACTGGTAGAGTGGAAGCTCGGTAACTGAATCGAAGTTTCTGACATCACCTTTAGCGAGTGCATAAATTGATTGATACCAACCCCATTTTTTTGCAAATGAGTCTCTAGCTGTTGCATATCCTCTTTCTTCAGTTTTTGCTCCAAATATTTCGGTATAGCTCCCAGTAATTCCTTCCCTAAATCGTAAAAAAAAACCATTGAACTTATTGCTACATCTAATGGCATCTCTTTCATCAGTTCTTGTATTTCCTCTTTTACTTTATAAGGAGCAATAGTATACTTATCTTCTGCCTTAAAATTAACTGGTCTGTACAATACAGCCATAGATTTGTGTATTTTTTGCCAATCAGAAATATTAGTTTCAATGTCTACATATTCACCAAGAGTTATATCATCAAGCTTAGGTATAAATCCCATATCCACATCTAACAAATTAAATCTTTGTATTAATTTAGGTTTCTCTTCAAACGCTTTGTTTAATATTTCTAATATTTTATTAAACTCCTTTAATGGTATCTTGCTAACATCTCTTAGTGAAACATTACAGAATATTTCTACAAGTTTCATATTTAAGAAATCGTTTATTTGTTCTTCATCTTCGGCATCTTCTGTTTTGTTTTGCTCTATGACTTTCATATACTTTTGGTATTGCCAAAGTTTAATGTCAGATAGAGTTGTTGGTACTTCTAGTTCAATTTGTTTTAGTGCCATATTATAATTAATAATTTTATTTGATTTTGTACTTTACTATATTCCAACTGAATATATGTCAGTTATATATGTATTATATATGTATATGTTACATACTATGTATTACACTATGTAATACACTGTGTAATATATTACACTATGCAATATAATACATTATGTAATATAATACACTATGTATATATATATAATATATATAATCTGACTATTTGTCGGTTGGGTTATGTTTGTAGTAGTAGAATGTATATAGTTCAACTATTTTATCACTCCATTCATTTAGTTTATATGCCTCAGGTGAACGTATTATTTTACCATTGTCATTAACCTCAACATAATATTCACGTTGTGTCTTTGGCACAGCATATATCTTAATGTTGTTGTCTATGCAATAAGATATTGCTTTTAAATAGTTTCTGTCATATCGAACAAGTTTCTTTCTACCCATTAGATTCATAAAGGTATTGAATTCATAAAGGATATACAAGTGTCAGATGGAAAGTATGAAGTGTAGAGAGAGTGGGGTAATATACTCAGCACACTTGCAAACAGGGAGAGTACCCCCTTTTCTATAACCTACCTATAACCAATATTAAATTAGAGACGTTTTAAGGGCTTATTAAATTAAAATGAGGGGTACATACCAGAAAGGGTGTAAAACTAGCTAAAAAGGTGTTTAAATTGCTTAATATGGCTATATTTATAGCTGATTAAGTAAAGAAATATAGTTTTTCAATATTTAATTAATCATAATTAACTGAATGTTAGAAATCTAACAAAATGTAAGGAATAAAAAAACCCCCTAAAAAGGAGGTTAATTTTTAATAAAAGGCGATAAAAGATTAATTTAATTTAATTTATAATGTTATCTTTTTTTAGTTTGTCCATAACTTCTTTTGAACTCCATTTTGTGTCTTTAATGTCAAAGATTA